GGCTGGACAAATACCACAAAAACGCGAAGCACTGCGCCATCGTCAACGGCAAGGTTCACTACATCGTAGGCAAGGGATGGAAGGCGAGCGACAAAGGCACAGTTGAACAGCAAGCGCGTGCGGAGGAGTTCATCCGCGACCCGAATGTTGAGGATGATTTGAACGACCTGACCGAGAAGTTGGTGCTGGATTTAGAGTTGTTTAACGGCTTCGCGCTTGCAGTCACTTGGAACAGGGGCGGCGGCATCGCCTTTGTTGAACACGTGCCATTTCAAAAGGTGCGGGTTAGTTTGGACGATGAGATGTTCCTGATAGCCGACTGGTACGATGCGCGTATGATTCAGCAGTTTCCGAAGGGCAACGAAGTGGAGAAGATGCCGAAATTCGATGAGAAGCACCGCGTTGGCAAGCAGATGTTTTACTACCGCCACTATTCGGCAGGCGTTCAGCATTACCCGCTTCCGAACTACCAAGGTGCGCTCGCGTACATTGAGTGCGATGCGGAGATAGCGCGCTTCCACATCAACAACATCCGCAACCAGTTTTGGGGTGGCCAGTTGATTAACTTCGCGGATGGCATCCCGACCGAAGAAGAAAAAGATGAGATTGAGCGGATGATGCGCCGCAAGTTCAGCGGTGCAGGGAACGCAGGTAGGTTTGTGCTGACGTTCAGTAGCGGCAAGGAAAGCGCGCCGAGCATCCAGTCGCTAACGCCGAGCGATTTGGACAAGCAGTTTGACCTGCTGAACAAGCAAATCCAAGAGGAAATATTTGTCGCGCATAACGTCACCAACCCGATGCTGTTTGGCGTGAAAACCGAAGGGCAGTTGGGAGGCCGTAAGGAATTGATTGAGGCTTACGAGTTGTTCAAAAACACCTACGTCAACGCGCGGGTGATGATTGTCGAGCGGATGGTTAACTACATCGCAGGCTTCAACGACATTGAAGGCTTATACCTATGCCCAACCGACCCAGTGACCGAGCAGTTAAGCGAACAGGTGTTGGTGCAGATTATGACGCGCAACGAACTGCGCGAGAAGGCAGGGCTTGAACCGCTTGAAGAAGAAGCCACGCAACCCGAAGGCGCACCTGCGGCGGAGGCATTGGCGAGCGAGCCAGTGAACGAAGCACTGCGGACGATGACAGGGCGGCAGTTTCAGCACCTGATGCGGATTGTGCGCAACTTCCAGTCGGGCAAGATTAGCGAGGCGCAGGCACGGACGATGCTGGGCAGTGGCTTTGGCTTGACCGCCGAGCAGATTAACGACTTCCTGACTGATGGACAGGCCGAGTTCAGCGCACAGGGCGAAGATGCAGAGATGCGGATGTTGGCCGCGGTTGGGTCGCAATTTGGCGATGACGCGGAAGCCTTTGACGTGGTGGACCAGTGGGAGTTGGCATTGGAAGGCGACCCTGAAACGTTTGCGGTCGATGAGGAGGAGGAGAAGTTGGATAAGCGAATAATGGCGTATAGGAAGAAGAACAGGTTGGCAACGGTCAAAGAAATAGCCGAGGCGTTGAAGGTTAGCCCTGCGAAGATTCGCAAGCGGATTGCCTATCTGCTGGAAAAGAACCGCTTCCCGATTAGCCGCGATATTGACATCGCAACGAAAGAAACGCCAGTCGATGAGGAAGTGGTGGAGGTGCGCTATCGCTACGATTGGCGGCCTGAATATGCAGGATTGAGCAAGGCGGATGGCTACGACAAAAGCCGCAAGTTCTGCCAAACGATGCTGGATTTGAGCGCGACAAAGTTGTACACAAGGAGCGATATAAACGACATCGGGCAGTTGGTTGGCTGGAATGTTTGGGAGCGCAGAGGCGGTTGGTTTACCCTTCCAAATGGCAACCACAGGCCATCGTGCAGACATATGTGGGTTCAGCAATTGGTAGTTAAAAAAGGAACAACAGTTAAACGTGTAGTGTAATGAGCATCGCCCTATTTGTAAGTGAGGAGTACCTACTGGAAAACAGCGTCATCAACGAGAACGTAGCCTATACCCAAATCAGGCCCACGTTGGTCAAGGTTCAGGATATGCACATCCAACCTGCGCTTGGTTCGGCGTTGTACAAAGAAGTTCAGGCGCAAGTGGTTAGCGGCTCGGTGACCGCGCTAAACACGACCCTGCTTGAAGATTATATCCAACCCGCCATCGTGCAATGGATGTACTTTGAACTGCCGATGGTGCTTTCCTTCAAGTATATGAACAAAGGGATGGACAGGCGCACCAGCACCGAAAGCAACCCGATGAGCGTGGATGAGGTGTTCAAACTGATGGACAAGGTGAAGAACGATGCCGAGTGGTACACCGAGAGAATCACCCGCTACTTGCAAGAAAACCACGCCAGCTATCCGCTATTTGACAACCCACCAACGGCGATTGACACGATTTACCCGAACGGAAGTTCGTACGAAACAGGGATGGCATTAGGAAGGCGTGGCCGCTTCCGTGACCCGTTGGATTACCCTGAAAAACGCTTTTACCCATTTTAATGGCACACGCGAAGAACATTAACAAATTAAAGCAGTACTATGAGTTGGGTGCAATTAAAGAACGACCTGCTGACCTTTGCGGCGGCACATCCACAAATCAACAGCGTGGGATTCGGCGACCCGCTGGCGATAGGAACGGACAACACGATAAATCTTCGGACAACCGACAGGGATAGGGTTGTTTACCCTTTGCTGTTTGCTGACCTGCAATCGATGACCGCGAATGTTGGTGCGCTTACGCTTGGCGTGAGTGTGCTGATAATGGACAGGGTTGAGGATAGCCGCAACCTATCAACAGTGGTGACTGGTAGCGTTGTGGCGAGGTGGACTGACAATGAAGATGAGGTGCTGAACGACACCTTATATATAATGCGTGACTTTATCAGCAAGTTCACGAACGACCCTGCGAAGGATTACACGTTGCAGGACAGCGTGAGCGCAACCAGATTTGTGGAGGCGCGGGATGATAAAGTCGCAGGATGGCAGGCAACGGCAAACTTTGACTTTGAATATCCGCACAATTCTTGCGAAGTTCCGACATAAGTGGTATTTAACTAAAAACAACGATATGGCAAACACAACCCAAATTGATGAGGCGTTAATTGGTGGCGGCGGAAGGGTAAAGTACTTTACAACGGTTGCGCAGACTGGTCTCAACTGCGATTACGTCATTATGATTTCATCAAGCACGCTTTCAGCATTAACGGATGACCTTGACAATAACCTGCTAACCTCTGGGCAACTGGGGTTGGCTGCCAATGCTATGCCAGCGCTTCCTGCGTTTTGGATTTTGCGTGCGCCTTACGGTCGTAAAATCAAGAACATCACGTTAAGTTCAGGTTCAGCCGCCGCATACTGGTTCTAAGGGATGGCACTATCTTTCGGCTTTGCATTGCCGAATGCAGGCAATAATTTCCGCGGGGATATTTTCAGCCAGCTACTGCCTGCTGACCAGCGCGTGGAAGCGGCCAGCGGCACGCAGGAGCTTGCGGGTGGTTGTTTGGATGGCCGCGTTGTTGAGTTGCGGGCCATTGTGCCAGAGGTGACCAACACCAACCTGCTCTTCAATTCATCGATGGCAGGGGCAACGGGTAGCGTGTTGCCGACCAACTGGGCGAGTGGTAGCGTCAGCGGATTGACGTACACGATTAGCAGTGCGTCAACGGTTCAGGGCTTCCGTTCGATTGAGTGGACAGTCAGCGGCACGGCATTGTCGGATGGCGAGATATACCTTGCCTGCGAGCCGATGCAATCGGGGACCGTGTCGGCGCAGATTCCGAGCGAGTACGTTGGCAGTATGTACTGCGCCAAAGTGAGCGGCACGATTAAGGCGGCGATGGTGTTGCAGACGCTGACGCAGAACTTCGTGGATGGTGCGGTTCAGGAAACGAAGACGAAGGACTTGGCGGCAGTGACAGGGCAGACGTTTGTGCGCATTGAGCCGAATAGCGTCAAGACCGACATTGACTTGGAGAACCGCGTGAATTTGCGGTTGTATCAGCCGATTGCGAGTGGCGAAGTGGTTGACTTTACCATCCGTGTTGCCGCGCCGCAAGTCGAGGCAGGCTTTGTCGCATCGCCATTCATCAGCACGGTGTCGGGTGCGGTCAGTGAAGTGCGTGGCAGACCTTCTATTTTGGTCGTGCCGCAGTTAACGAAGGAAGGCGTTGTCTATCCGCAAATCCCTGTGGTTAGCGGTGCTGACTTCACCTTCACGCGAGCGACCACCGCCACGCGGGTGAATGCGAGTGGGTTGATTGAGAGTGTGGCTTCGGGATTGCTTCGCTTGGATTACCCGGTTACAGGCGGTTGCCCTGCGGCGTTGATTGAGCCGAGTGCGCAGAATTTGGCGTGGCATTCGCAGACGTGGGCGACAGGGACGAATTGGAGTTTGACCAATACAACAACGGTAACAGGAACCAGCGGCACGCTTGACCCGCTTGGGACGAATACGGCGAATGCGATAAGTCCAACGGCGGTGAGTGGAGGTCATTTTGCTGCGTCTAATAACCCGACAGCAATAAGTTATACAAGTGGCACTATTTACACGCAATCCGCATTTTTCAAACAAGGCACAGGAGCGGCAGGTAGATATGTGCAGTTGACGTTTACAGGTGCGGCATTTACGCAAGCAGGCTATGCCAACTTCGACCTGCAAACAGGGGCGTTGGTTGCAAGTGGCGGTACGGCAGACACGAACAGGGCGGCATCTATCGAGAATTACGGCAACGGATGGTATAGGTGTAGGTTCACGGCAACTTGTAATACTACGAGTACAGGTGTAGGCGTATTACCTGTTTTAATCACCGCAAGTGGCGACACCCGCACAGCTTCATTTACAGGCGTTACAGGCGACATCTTGTACGGCTGGGGCGCACAGGTCGAAACAGGCGCAATCCCGACTTCGTACATCCCAACGACAACAGGCTCGGCAACCCGCGCCGCGGATGTTTGCAGTGTGTCGGGGGTATCGGGGTATATCGGGCGGACACAAGGTACGTTGTATGC